CGCGCCCATGCCGGACATGCCGGACAGGCCCCCGGCCCCCGGGCCGACAGAGGCTGCCGCCGTCTCGCTTTTCCTGCCGAGAGCGTCAAGCGCCAGGTCCAGGCCGAGGATGTCAGCCTCCGCGCGGGCGACGCCGTCAACCTTCAGCTTCGCCGTCTCCGTGCGCCGGCCCCACCCCAGCAGCTTCGCCTCTATCCGGGCCAGCTGCGCCTGCGCCTCCCTGTCGCCCGCCAGGTTCACCCGCGCCGTCTCGACCTTCCGGCCGAGATCGTTGAGTTTCGCCTTCAGTTCTTCCAGGTCCGGCTTCGCGCTATCGGCCGCGCGCACGGTGATATCGACGTAGTTGTCGGGCACCTATTCCTCACCTCCCTCCGGCGTTCCCTCCGCCACGATGGCCAGCAGCCTCAGCAACCCCGCGTCCTCACCCTCCAGTTGTGACGGCAGGCAATGGAACCTGTCGCACAGCCCCAGGATCAGCCGGGCCCTGGCGAACTCGGCAGGCTCTGTGACGATTCCGCCAGTCCGGGTATCGACTCCTCCGGGGAAGTCCCTCCAGAGCCGGAGTCTTTTCCCAGGGCCTCAGAGACCCCGGACACGGCTTCGAGCCAGCCCTTGACCAGATCCCGCACCAAGCCGAGATCCTGGGCTGCCAGGCCGGCCAGCGTCGCCGGGACCGGCTTCCCGCCGTTCGTCAGGTTCCACGACACGAGCGCTTCCGCGAACCCCTCGCGCAGCCCGGCGCCCGGCGGCGGGCCGCCGTCCGGCAGCGACGTCGCCGACAGCGCATCATCACCAGCCAGGCCGGTGATCTCTATCCACCGCCCGAGCGTCACCGACCGGGCCGTCACCTCCAGGCCCGGCCGGTCCTCGAACCTGAGCCGGAACACGCGCAGCGCAGGCGCCTCGTAACCCATGGTCACGCCCACGTGGGCACGACGCCGTTGGCGAGGACGCCGGGCACCGCGGCCGTCAGCTCACCCGTCGCCGCCCTTTGCAGCGGGTAGTCGGTGTACAGCACCTCGTTCGCGAGCGTCTTGGCGGACATCGTGATCGTCGTCGTCCGTGCCACGCTGGTGCTCGGCACCGTCTTGAAGACGTCGTGAGCGAAGTTCGCCGCCGGGTCGAAGACCAGGTTCAGCGTGATACTGAAATCGGCGAGAAGCAGAAGTCTTTCGACGGCAGCCTTATCGACGCCCGTCACGTCCTGCACGCCACGGGGCGTGGAGAAACTGAACGAGTTGAAGTCGTTCACGATCGGCTGCACGGACCCGGCACTGTCATCCACTGACAGCGTCGAGACCGAAAGGCCCGAAGTCTTGGCCATTGCCTACCCTCTTTCCTGTGCTGTCCGGGCGCCGTCCAGCGCCTCCTGCCAGTCCTCTACGAAGAACTCCGGACGGGTGTGCACCCGCGCGGGGATGCCGGCCGGGTTGCCGCGGAAGTCGCCGCCCAGCACGGCCAGCCGGTCCGGGCGGTCAGTCCGCACCCGGTGCAAGCTGGCGGCGAAACAGGTCTGCCCGGCCTCGAAGACGAACTCGGTTAGCGCCGAATCGATCGTCTTGATTTCCGCGTGCCGCCTGGTGCGGTCATGGCGGATGAAATGCGCCTGCCGCTGGCCGAGTTCGGTGCGCTCATCGACTATCGTCACCCACCCGCGGGCGTAGTTCTCGCAGGCGGCCTCCTCGCAGGTGGCCTGCCGGAAGTGGGTCTGGCGGGGCGCGCTGACCTTGTACGTCTTGTACAGCGCGGCAGGCCCGGCAGGGTCGAAGCGCGGCACCTAGAACACCTGCCCGGCAACGCTATTTTTGTTAACGACGAGTGCCCACGTCACCGACGAGAACGACCCGGCGGACACCGCGCCCCGCACGAACTGCCGCACGGTAGCGATGTTCGCGATCGCGAGCCGCTGCGCCTGCGGCGCGCTGGTGACCGTGAACGACAGCCCGGCCACCGCCAGGAAACTGGAGTTGTCCGCCGAATCCTGCACCACGATCGTCGCCGACGTGCCAGTGAACGCGGCCACCTGCAGGTACGCCTGGGCGCCGAACGACAGCGACCCGCCCGTGTCAACCGACGCGAGCCCGAAATCGGTGGCCGCGCTGACGCGCAGGCCCGGCGTGAGCTGCACCCCCCACTCCAGCCCGGAACCATTCGCGATGGCGTCACAGGCGAACATGAGCGATCCGTCGGCGCCGCGGTTCCCGTCATAGTTGGGCTGTTTCCCGGTCATGCACGCGGCCGGGTTCCCGATCGCCTTCCCCCGGAAGTAGGACATGATCACGTCCGCCGTGGGCAGCGCTGACAGGACCGGGTGCGCCGTCGCCGGGTCGAAGAAGCTGGCGAAGGACATGCGGCCGTCGCGTTCCAGCGCGAGCCGCGCCACCGCCGACATGGTGATATCCGTCCCGTCACCCACCGCCGGGCCGCCGCCGATATTCGAGAACGAGTTGATATCCCCGGACACGTCATTGCCGCCGTAGAAAAAGGCGTCGCCCATCCCGGCTGTCTTGGCCATCTATGCTCCCTGGGCGAACACGTCGTCGAGGATCACCGGGCAGGTGATCTCCGAGATCCGGTACAGCGTGTCGTCGTGCTGGATGTAGCCCTTCGCGCTGGACAGCGGCGTGCCCGCCATGCCGAGCAGGTCGACGGCGAGCGCCAGGCCGCCGAGCGTGAACCCGGCCGACCACGCGCCCATCAGCGCGAACTCGGCCTCCAGCAGGTCAGGATCGATGCCGTCCTGCGGCTCGGCGAGCATGGAAATGTAGATCCGGGCGTAGAACGGCAGCCTGAGCGTGGTGGCCGCCAGCCCGGATGCGCGCGGGACGGGCGTGATGCTGCCGGTCCAGACGGCGAGGCTGATGCCGAGGCCGGGCTTCGATTTCGGCTCATGCTCGATCACCCGGTCGAACAGGCCGGATCGCATCGCGGGGGAGACTACGGCGGAGAACAGGGCCCGCGGGTCGAAAGCCATCACCGGCCGCCCATCTGCCCGATGTAGTTCTGCAGCTCAGCCTCAGCGATCGACGGCGCCTTTTCCTGCAGCCGGTCCCTGGTCTGCCGGAACAGCGCATAGCCCTTGAACCGGGTCGAGCGGTTCCGCCTGGACGTGCCCTCCAGCCACGACGCCCAGGTGACGCCCTTGAGCTGCGGCCCAGGGATCACCGCGTCCAGGCCCCGGCGGTAGACGTGCAGGTGCGCCTGGAACGCCCCGGCCGCCCGCCCGGTCTTGTTAATCGGGAATTCCCGCAGCATCCGGACGCCCTCATCGGCGATGGCCTTGACGGTGGCGTCGAGCCATTCGGTGACGGCGGTCTCGGCCATGCCGTCGGCGAGGGGGCCGGTGGCGGAGACCGACGCGGTGACCTCCATGCGGCCGGACATCAGGAATCCCTCTCGGCGATTGCCTGGCGCAGGTAGCACGCCAGGTCAAGCGCCTCCTCATAGGCATCCCGCAGCGCGTCACGGCCGTTGTGGGCTTGCAGCGCGGTGCCGTAGCGCTGGATGCCGACTTCGCGGCGCGCTGAAATGTCCTCGATGACAAGAGACTGAATATCGATGCGCTCATTGCGCACGGGAAGCGGCTGGTCGCCGGGCCGCAGCCTCATATCGCCCGGCTCCTGGCCTTGCGGCCATGCGCCTGCATGGCCTCATCCCACTTATCCGCCAGCCCCGCACCCGACGCGGGCATCGCCGTATCACCCGCGCCCACCATCCGCGAATAGCCGGAGGTTTCCTGCAGAACCTGGTTGAGCGCCTCGGCGATATTCAGGTCCCGGATCAGCGGCGGCGGCAGGTGACGGCTGACCGGCGCCGCGTTCGAATGCGTCGCGGCGGTGGTGCCGAGCTGGCCGCGGGCCACGGTCAGGAGCCGGTCAGCGTACACCGCCGCCGCCGAGTGCACCGCGAGCACCGTGCCATCCCAGCCGCGCTTCACCGTCACCACGTTGCCCGTCACGGCCAGGGCCAGCATCCGCTCCGCATCCAGCGTCAGGACCTCGCCTGCGTGGACCTGGGTGCCGTCCGCGACCGTCAGCGCGTCATCGGCCGCGCTCGCCGCCGTACAGCCGGAACCTGACTGCGCCTGCCCCGTCGCGGCAGCCGCCCGGTCGGTGACCAGCAGCCGCTCCGTGCCGCAGACGGCCAGGTCACCGACGCCGAGCAGGCTGCCATCACTGACGGTCATCGTCGTGGCCGACGCCGACGAGATCGCCGCGGCCAGGGTGCCCGCCGCGGCGGTGTCCGCGGTGTAACCCCAGGTGCCCGCGATCCCGACCGAGTTCTGCGGCGTGGCCCCGGCCGCGAACGCGGCCGTCGTCGAGCGGTCGAGCTCCATGCTCGTGTACGGCCGGCCGGGCTTCCGGTTGGTAGGCCGGAAGATGACCGACGACAGCGGGATGGCCACGCCGCCGGAGGTCACCGACGTCGCGCTGACGAGGTCCCACTGGTCAAACCACAGCCGCCACGGCGCCGCGCGCTGGTAGTTCGGCCAGTCGAAGTACAGCGTCGCGTCACGGGGGTAGAACACGCGGTGCAGCTGGTCATCGATGGTCCGC